ATCGGTGTAAGCCAAGGAAACAAATTTGAGTTTGTTGGACTCAAATCATAAGAGTTAAAGTGGACACCGGAAACGGTGCTAGAGCAAATCATCTGGCTAAACAGAACGTTTTTCCGGACTAATCGAACCATCTCGGTTGATTGCGTCTTGATACGTCTGCCATAAGCAAGAGCCGGAGCTCTAACAATATGCGACTTATTTCCACGTCGTGATCTCGTACGACTGGCTCTACGCACAACTGACTTTGGAGCGGAACCAGTTCGACGATCATCACGCGATTGTTGAATGCGCGCCGCCGTCTCTTTCTTCGAACACTTTTGTTTTTTGGCTTTTTTAACAATGGCATCTTTTGATTTTGGCATGTTAACGGTAAAAATAAAATAAATAAAATATGGCTACAATAAATATTAAAAGGCAAGTTAGTTGAACTAACAATAATACGGCAATTAGTATAGGGTTTACTGGCATTGGGGGGGTTGCGTTTTAACGATACCGCCATCGAGTTGTTTAACGTCCATACAATTCCTAAGACGAGACAAGTTTAACGCCATTCCGAGGCATAACCGGGTAAATCACAAGTTTAACGTCATTTTGGGACGATGGCTAAAATAAATGAGAAGTCTAAACACAGGAATCGCAAAAAAGTAACGACTCTAAAGGCTGTGAGCAATAATCGGTAGCAAAAGACGGTGCTCCATCTTTCGATTCCCAACCATACCATAAGCCTTCAAGCTGATGTCTAGGCAAGAAAAAACAAGAGTCAGCTCGCATATCCTCAAGAGCATCCTGGATCTGAGTAAACAGTTCAGGGTATGGATATGCCTCAATACTCAAACAAGCCAAACGTTCGAATAGTAATCTCTCATCATATTTCTTCTTCATCCAACGTAGCGCGGACCGGATTCTGTTTTCAGGGAGCACTAACAACCATCTAGAAATACCAGTACTATCAATAACCTGTCGCCAAACATGGCTACAGAAACTGGAATCTTTCTTTTTACAGGTGTAGGCTTTTAAACGAATTCCAAAGTCGGCAAACGTTTGTGTCAGATGATCTTCATCAAATTTATTGGCGTCTGCCAGTGTATCATCACCGGAGACTAAATAAAGGAATGCATTTAGGTAGTCTAAAGGATTCAAACCTCGTACTAACAAGTCATAACAAATAATTCTCATTACATCGAGGGTGTTATCTCTACTAGTGTTGTACTGGCCAGAGCAGTTTCCACGGTTCTTTTTGAACACGGATCCCGTAGGAAGAATTACGAAACTGTAAATCATAGCAGCATAAACACCAGCTAATCGCATAAGATTTTCCTTGGTGTCGTGGGTAGGCGCCCAGGACAAGCGATTAATCTCAGCGTCCATAAATGCAAAGGACGGTTGCTGAGTTGAATCTTTTTGACTGGCATCGGCACATATTAATTCGTCGGGCAAAGCGTTCCACAATCTTATACACCCACCGTTAAACTTGCACCATCCCAAGGCGGATGGTGTCGCTGGCCAAACGGCATTAGTGTAAAGTTTATGGTTAAAATCATATCCAAGGGCACACATACTGGCAATCGACATACAATCCGCAGGTATAAACAAACGGGGATTGTCAGCTTTCTCTTGAACGAGTATTTCTTGCTTCTCATAGGAAGAACTTATAAAATGGGGGGTCTTACCCTCACCCATGTCTTTCCAGATTTTCGGAAATAACTCAGGGAAAGTATCAAATACAACTTGTTTGGTGGTTTTAAAATTTTCATCTTGAACCCGCTTCTGCCATATTATACCAGCACTCTTTCTCATCTCCATGACATTGATCACCTCACTTGGTTCCAAAACTTTCGAATTAGAAGTGTGGGGCAATATCATTTCTTTGAGACAATAATCGGCTGCTGATAAGACAGAAGGCTGCCATTTAGTCGCAATTGGTATACCATAGAAATCAATTCTTTCTTTAGGAAGATTTGTATGGGTATGCGCAGGGACATAATCTCTTGACAAATTAATATCAAAATATTTGGGATAACCTCTCCAGGGGTACATTGTTAAAGGGGCACGAGAGGTCTTAAAAAGTTTAGGTAAATGGAAAGTCCTATAAAGGTTACGTCTATTAACTTCGAGGGGTGGAAGATCATTTAAAATGGGATGGTAACGGTAGTCCGTAAATTCCACCTCACCCGAAGCGAGCCAGGTTAGTTTAAATGTCCTGGCGCTAACCATTGCCGGTCATCACCGACAATGGATTGGAATACGTTAGGGTCAATATCAGTTTCTCCTCGTTGAATGTGGACTCCAATGGCTTTATGGTTATCCTGTCGAACAACAATACCGCCAGATGATCCCTTAACAGTACTACAAGTGTGGTATCCTAATGCATTTTTATCTTTCAAAGTTGCATGACCTCCACTACATTGCATTTCACCGTTAATATAGGAAATACACCACACTGGAACTTCTTCAAGTCCAGCACAATCATCCACATCAAATTTCTTCATACCTTGAGGTGCGGGGAAAACACACAAATCCTTACCAGGGACTTGTTTCACTGATTCTGTGTTAATATTTGTTTTAACACCATTGTGATTAACAGTCCAAGCTTGTTTCTTCCAGTCTTTAACTTTAGTGAATCCATGATATGCACTACAGACTTTATCAACAATTCTCGAACATGTGAACAATTTTTGATTATTACATTCAATCGTTGCCGTACGATCATTCACAAATTTCAAACGCAATGAATTTGAACCAGGCTGAATAGATTCCTTAACATCCTTAGATTTCTCCTTCTTCACGGTAATAGCCTCTTTACCGGATTGCACTTTACTCTTTTTAGCTTTCGCTCCCTTATAGTCAAAGTGCTTGGAACAAAAGACCCTTTTAAGGTTAGCAGGTCTCTTGCAATCATCAGCAAAACATAATTGATCTTGTGACTCTTCTTGATCAGTTTTCCATGTAAATGTTCCATCATCTTTTTCAATAATACCCATGCGAACAAGGGCTTTCTTAAAAGTAGCTTGATCTATTTTTTGTAAATCGGGATACATTTCATATAACTTTTCTTTAGACACAGATCTTTGGGATTTCCTTCGAGCTTTCTTAGACTCGGTTTTAGACTTAGTTACTGTAACAACTATTTCAGGTTTAACAGATTCTTCACTAACTTCATCCGTTTTAGTGTCATCTGATTGAATAGTTTCTTCAGTTATTTCAGTCTTTTCATCCTCAGGTTTTTTATCTTCTGCTGGTGTTTCGTGATTTTCAACACTTTCTTCACTAGTATCAATGGATTCCTTTTTATCAGTCACCATCAATATTTTATGTTCCTTAACAGGTACCGCATAATCCTTAAAAGTTTTATACCATCGGGTCATGTAAGCAATACTTAGTAAAAACAAAACTATCCAAGTTGCCATGATAATAACAACTAGCATTTTTTGTTCAGGTTCTAAGTTTGTCCAAACATACTTAAGTCGTTCAACAAAGGATAAAGTATTTATATCACCATAATTTTCTACTTTAAAACCACTATTAAAAGGCACTGAGTATTTCTTTTTCATTTCTAGTTCCACCATATCTTTAGTTCCAACTAAGATGGGTATACCAAAAATGTCACTACTCACGCCATCAGGTTCAAAT